GGTGAGTTCTCACCTGAATCAACCGCTTCAGGTGAACCGATTGGTGCGTAGTGTTGTGTGCCGCTAGCACCACCAACATACTGTTGAATTTTAGGTACGAAGTAGAACAATTTACCGATAGGTAAGTTCATTGCTTGTACTGATACAATATCGTTAGCTAATAATTTAGAAAATACTCTTCTAACGATAGGGAAGACAACCGTCTCAAATGACCCTGTGTCAGATGTAGATGATGCTTCGTTTATAAGGTGAGACGCTTGGTTTTCGTAAAGTTGAGCCACATTTTCTCTCATGTGACCTTTCAAACCTTCCAAGAAACCTAATTTGTCCCATTTGTTGATTGTGTCTTCTTTGATAACTTTCAAGTGCTTAAGACCGATGTTACCAACTAAGCCTGATTCTAATAATGCTCCCATTTTAGTTTTTATTTAGTTTTAGTTTTATTTTTTATTTTAATTTACTCATTAAATCCTTCATTCTTAAGAATTGTGGATTTTCATAAGTTTTAGACTCAATAAGGTTTGTCGAAGCACCTCTTGAAGGTGTTTTAGAAACTTTAGACTCAACAGATTCTGATAATGTTGTTGTCTCCTTGCTTACATATTCTTCTTTCAAAGTCTTATATAAAGTCTTAGATTCTTTTAAAGATTCGACAGTATCAAATCTTCTCAAAATGTTAATTTTTTCTTGTTTTGTTGTTGTTTGCTCAGTGAACAATCGTGTTGCGTAAGCTAAGTTTGAATTGAAAACAGCAACTTCATTTAATTTTTCTCTGAAAATATTTAATGCTTTTCTGTATTCTTCATTCTTTGCTCTCAAAGATTCTACTTCTTTAGCCAACTCACTCTCAGATACAGTTCTTACCTTTTGTTTTGGTAAACCGTGTCTTTTTGGGTCGTTCTTAGAACCATTACCCAAAGTACGAGCAGCTTCAGTTGTTTCAGCCTCTTCTTCCTCTGACATTTCAAATGACTTCTTTTTTAAGTTCATACCAACACCCTTAGGTTTGATAGTCATTGAACCTTCTTTCATTTCACCGTCTTCCATTTCAGAATCTTCCATTTCAGATAGGTCAAATGATTTTTTCTTAAGGTTCATTCCCATACCTTTTGGTTTAATAGTCATTGACTCGTCAACCTCACCTTCGAATGCTTTTGTTTTTTTAGTCATACCTTTTTTAGTTGTGTAATCTTCATCACCTTTATGGGTTTTTGATTTTTCACCCTTTCCCATACCGTAGTTACCTTCACTCATTTCTTCGTACTCCTCATCGGAAGATTCATCTTCATAATCTTCCATTTCGTTTTCGTCTTCAGAAATTTCGATTTCGTAAACTACATCGTCTTCTTCGTACATCTTGTCCATTGTTTCTTCATCGTCTTCACCTTCTGTGTGAATTTCATATTCAACATCAGAATTAGTATCCTTAAGATGAATTGAATCTTCATCTTTAGAAACAATAATACCGTCTTCTTCGCCCATAGCTTTAAAGACTTTTAAGATTTCATTATCAGACGCAGTTCTAAGGTCTAAAGGTAATAGAACTTCTTCTTCATCATCTACTTCTAATTCATCACCAGGTAAATCCAAAGACATAAGGTCTTCTTCATCTCCTAATGTTTCATCAGAAAATTCATCATCAGATTCTAAATCATCAGATTCTTCATCGTCTACTTCAAGTTCAGCTTGTTCTTTCATTTTGTGAGATATCTCACCTTTTTCCATTTCTGATACTTTTTCCATAGACTCCGCTTCTTCAACCTCTTCAAGAGATTCCTTTACTAGTTCACTGATTTCTTCCTTCATTGTTGAAGCAAGTATTCCTTTTGCATTTTGAGTTACGGCTTCTTCCAAATTTTTCATTTGTAAAAGTGCCTCTTCAACTAAAGATTTTTTTTCGTTTTGCATTTTAGTTTTAACCAAGAGTTTTTGTTTATTTTACTTAATAAATATCTCAGTTTTAAAAAAAGTTTATTTTTTAATGAAAGGGCAAAAAAAAATCGGGTTTTAGCCCGATTTTAATTTTTAATATTTTAATAAATTTTTTATTCGAAAACTTCGTCAATCTTACTTTCACTGACTGAAGTGATTCTCCAATCGTTTGTAAAACCTTCAAACCTTTTAGTGACTTTAGCTTCAACATCAGTAACACTGAAACCTTTCACCAATTTTTCTTCTCTAATTTTTTTCACTTTGCCAGTGTCAGAATCGACCAAGTCATACTGAATTTTGGCTACAAAATATTTTTCGTCCATAGTTTTAATTTTTTTTAATAACCTAAATAATCGGAAAGTCTTCTCATTAAGTCAACAGACTTATCATTTTTTGTAATGTTTTCAGGTGATTTTTTTTCTTCCTCTAAGTTTTCTTCGTACTCGTTTCTGTCTTCTTTATTTAAAAACAAATAAGCTCCTGGCGTAGATGGTGAAGATACTAAGTCAAAACAAATTAATTCATAATCATCTTGAACTTCATTTTGTTCCCCTTTTTTAGCTAAAGAACCAATACCTCTTGACGAAACCCCCATAGTAACACCTTGTCTCATTAAGTTAGCCGCAACATCACCAGGTGATGAAACAATACCTCTTTCATGGAAACCTGGTGTTGTTAGTAATTTAATCTTACCCATAAGGACATTACCATCCCACCATACATCAGTAATAAGGTGAGACACTCTCTCTAAATCAATTAGTGAAGATTCAGGGTGATTTAACTCAGATATCGAAAGACCTTTATTAATTGCTTTCTTATATTTTTCAACCTCCCTCTTTAATATCCTTTCAGGATAAACTCTACCATTTCTATTTGGTACGCCATATTTTTGAAGTGTTGCGTAAAATTCAAAAGGCTTGGAGTGTTCCATCTGACCATAAGACTCTCTTATTACTTCAGCATTTCTAAATTCGTTGGGCGATACGGTTCCCGCATCCCATTCAACCAATATACCATTTCCTAAATCGTTTGGACCTAATACTCTCATTGTATTTTTTTATAATAAATACTATGGAATATCAAATGTTTTTTGATTTTGATTTTGATAGTTGAAAATATTCCGACCTTAAAAGTTCATCTTGATAAACAGACTTAGCTATTTTTTTAATTTTTTCTTTTAAAATTTGTGATTTAAATTCAAGAGAATCTTTTAGAAATAGTGTGATTTCTAAACTCATAAAACTTTTTTTATTTAGTTGTATCCCACTTGAGCGTAGGTCTAAATCGACGATAGAGTTTCTTTCAAACACATCTTGGTCAATAACCTCTAACAAATTATGTTTAATTTGTCTATTTAAATTTCCCGTTACTCTATCCCAATTTTTTACCTCTATTATTGGTTCAACCCAAGATTGTATGTTTATGTAAAGTGATTTAAAATTTATTGAATCTACCGTTCCGTACACACATTTCGCATTATCAAAAATTGATAATTTCGATGTTTTTCCTTTTTTCATTTATTGTTTCATCTAAGAAGTTTTATTGTTTGATATATTATAATCAAAAAAAAAGTATTTGTCAAAAACTTCCAAAATTCAACTATATTTATTAAGATAGTATTATGATAGTAATAGAAGTACAAAAAGGTGAAAGTATCGAAAAAGCGTTAAAACGATACAAGTACAAGGTCATTAAGACCAAACAGATTGATATGTTACGTGAAAGACAGGAATTTGTCAAAAAATCGGTAACAAAAAGAATGAAAAAACAAAAAGCCAAATACAAACAATATCTTCAACACATGGAAACAAAATAAAAAAGTCCGACTAAATCGGACTTTTTATTTATAACCCTTGTTCTAATTGTTTAAGTTTATATAACGAAATCAAATCAGATTCACTTTCTTGTATTTTTTGAATTGTATTACTAATCTTTTCTTTTAACTCAGAATCATCTGACTCTGTGATTTTATCCGACAATTTTGATATGACGCTTTCTTTGACTAATTTGATTTCTCCTGAAATTTCTTTTTTATTCAAGGACAATAAAGATTTTAACTCTTTTTTATCTTCTTCAGAAATATTTGAATATTCTTTATTGAATGTATTTGTAACAATTTTCAACATAGATGAAAGTGGAATGTTTACACTTTCTTGAACTTTTTCTTTTTTTGTTGAAAGTAAAAGATTTTTAATTTGTGTTTTTGTCTCTAATATTCTTTCAAGATTTGTAATCTTATTTTCGTAAACTACAAAATCAATGTCGGAGTATTCGTTTTCAACATCACCTTTTAAATTTGTTTTTACCCATTTGTATAGTTCATCAATTTTTTTCTGATTAGAAGAAATTAAATCAGATAATTTTTCGAACGATTCATTAACGTATTCACCAGCAATATCTTTGTTGATACCTTTTTGTGTTGATAAATCATTATAGATAAAGTACATCTCAGAGATGGCTTTGTTGGACAAGAAGTTATTTTTGAACTCTTTCATTACGGTTTTGAAATTTTCTTTACCGTATGATTGAACCATTAGATGGTCTAAATTTGATTTAAATTGTCCGAACTTATTCATAATATTTTTATTAATAAATATTACTTATTCAGTAACTCATTAAGCTTATCTTCAATTTTACCCAAAGATTTTCTTCCTTTGGACAAATCTAGTACGTCTTGACCTCTCAAAATGTCATCCTCAATTAAAAGATTCATATCTTTATCTTTGATTGATTCGGGTGTGACTTCAGCAACACCACCACCTGATGCTGGTGCCTCAGGTGTTTCAGGAGCTCCTGTTTCTAAAGATGCTGGCTCACCAAATCCACCTAAATCACCGATAGCAGGCTCTGTTGTTTCACCTGCGGGTTCTTCACCCGGAGCAGGTTGTGTTCCTTTATTACCGTATAACTTATCCAAGTTATCAAATATACCTGTCTTAGTTATCACTTGAGGTGTTTGTTCAAGTTCGGCAGCTACAGCCTTTTCAATTCTTTGTTGTTGAATGTCGAGTTTAATTTCTTCATCTGAGAAACCAAGAATATGTTTTTTAGCCCATGAAGATGAAACTGCCTGAATACCATTACCTGGGTCACCAACAGCATCTTTGTAAAGAAGAATTTTTTCTTTCCAAGTTTCTAATTTTAACAAATCAGCTTGTGATGATGGGTTTGTTAGACCTAATATAAAGTTATTTAATTCATCTTCAAATCCAAGAACGTATAAGTGAATAACGGCAATTTTATTTAATTCCTGAATCATAGATTTTTGGATTCTATTAATAGTGCGGGCAAATCGAATATCTTGTAAAGATAAATTTTTACCATCACCAACAACATCTTCAAATCCAAGAAACGCCTTAGGTACTCTAAGAGCTGTTAATAATTTCTTTTGGATATACTCAATGTCTGCAATCTCTGAAAGATTTTGAGCTCCGGGTAGGGTATCGATAGGGTTTGGTGCATTAGGGTCACGAACAGGAATAAAGAAATCTTGGTCGACAGCCATTTGGTTGAATCTTAAATCCACGTTTCCTGTTTGTGGGTCAGCAATTTGGTCTCTTTTGAACTTATTGGCAACACGTTGTACATACGGTTCAACATCCTTGTCATCCATGTTTCCGACAAAAACTTTGAACACACGTCTTTCAGGTGCTCTTGAAGTTCTGTATACTAACATCGCATCTTCTGACAAAATTAACTGTTTCCAAATACGACGGGCTTTTTCCAACATAGAAGTACCATACGGTAATTTTCTGTCGTCACCCAATAATCTAAAGTGAGCTATTTCCCATGTGTTAAATTCTAAACCTTTTT